CGGATCATACGATCCTCAAAGCGATGGTTGCCGAGCGTGCAATTTTCTTCGTTCTTTTACCATTGCTCCGCGCTAATGGTGACCCTGGAATGCGAACAGTGAGCGCAGATATCAGCCGAGATGAACAGATTCATGTCGCATGTAACTCGCTTGTATGTAGAGAACTAGGACTGGATATCTCTCCAAGTCTGGACAAACTACGTAAGGCAACTATCAACTGGGTGATGCAACCACTAGGTAGCAACATCGATAAACATTTAGACAAGAAATTCTGGCTGGATTCCAGTGACAACTTGATGTATCAAGGCAAGGCTCCTGAGCTTTCCTTTACTAAGTCTGCACGTATGCCAGCATTCTTTGAACACTCGAATGTCAACCTCCCCCAATACGCTTAAGTTCCAGTACGAAAAACTGGACATGATTCAGGCTCGGTTAGCGGAAGCATTTCCTGCTGAGCCAATCAAACATACAGATCTACCACCCGAGATCTACTACAAGGCTGGTCAAGCCAGTGTTGTTTCTTTCATTAACCAAATTATAGAAGAAGACTAATGTGTATTGCAAGTTTACTAGGGTTTAAACCACCCAAGCCACCTGATCCTCCGAAGCTTCCGCCGATCGTTAAGCAAGCACCTGAACAACCTAAAGCTGCTCCGGCACCTCAATCACTTGAAGATAAAGACAAGAAACCCAAGGTTGACTTCGCTAAGAAAATGTCAACTGCCAAAGCTAAACGTGTCGGTGCAAGTGACCTAAAGATTCCTCTGCAACAGACCGCATCTGGCGGTGGTACTGGAGGACTAAATGTCTAAGGCGAAAGAACGGTACAGTCAACTGTCATCTGACAGACATCAATTCCTTGACATAGCAGTTGAGTGTTCTGAACTGACGCTGCCTCATTTAATTACTGACGACCTACGTGTACGTCAGAATCACAAGAGGCTGACCACGCCATGGCAATCCGTCGGTGCAAAGTCAGTTGTCACACTTGCAGCCAAGCTCATGCTTGCACTGCTACCTCCCCAAACTTCGTTCTTCAAATTGCAAGTACGAGATGACCAGTTGGGAGAAGAACTTCCGTTGGAAGTTAGAAGCGAACTTGACCTGTCCTTCTCCAAGATGGAGCGGATGGTCATGGACAAGATTGCTGCATCCAGTGATCGTGTCGTTGTTCACCAGGCTCTCAAGCACCTGATCGTCGGCGGCAACGCTTTGATCTTCATGGGCAAAGAAGGTCTGAAGAACTTCCCACTAAATCGCTACGTAGTTAGCCGTGATGGCAATGGCTATGTGTGCGAGATCGTTACTAAAGAACTTATCAATCGGAAGCTACTTGGTATCGACCCCACGCCTGATCCCAACACTGTGTCGGGTAAGGGCAACAACGATGAAGATGCTGAGGTCTATACGTATGTACGTCGTCAAGACAATGGTGGCTGGGTATGGCACCAGGAGGTCGATGACAAGATCCTTGAAGGCTCCCGAAGTACTGCTCCTAAAGATGCAACCCCATGGTTAGTCCTTCGATTCAACGCAGTTGATGGTGAAGACTATGGGCGAGGTCGTGTCGAAGAGTTCCTTGGTGATCTCCGTTCATTGGAGGCACTAAGTCAAGCTTTGATTGAAGGCAGTGCAGCAGCAGCAAAGGTTGTGTTCCTTGTGAACCCGGCTGCTACTACCAAACCATCAACCATTGCCAAAGCTGGTAACGGTGCCATCGTGCAGGGTCGGCCTGAAGACGTAAGCGTCGTACAGGTTGGTAAGACTGCGGACTTCGGTACTGCCTCACAGATGGCACAACAGATTGAGCGTCGCCTTGGTGAAGCCTTCCTGTTGCTCAACATCCGTCAGTCAGAACGTACAACTGCTGAAGAGGTACGCCTCACTCAGCTCGAACTTGAACAACAACTTGGCGGACTATTCAGCCTGCTGACAGTTGAGTTCCTAAAGCCATACCTAGCTCGAACCTTGATGGTTATGCAGCGCAGCGGTCAGCTTCCCAAGATTCCAAAGGAGTATGTCCAGCCACAGATCGTGGCAGGTGTGAATGCACTGGGACGTGGGCAAGATCGTGAGAGCTTGACTGCCTTCATTGGAACCATCGCGCAGACACTTGGCCCTGAAGCGTTGATGAAATACATCGATGCGTCAGAAGCTATCAAGCGTCTTGCTGCTGCTCAAGGCATTGACGTACTGAACCTGGTGAAGACACCACAACAGATGCAGCAAGAGATGCAGCAGAAACAAGCCATGGCATCACAACAACAACTCCTTGGACAAGCAGGACAAATGATGTCTGCTCCATTGATGGATCCAAGTAAGAACCCTGAAGCCGCTGAGATGGCACAACAACTCACCCAACAACAACAACCACCCACCGATGGCTGAAACATTCACTTATGACAACTCCCCTGACACAGAGGTCCTGACCGAAGAGGAACAGGATTCTTTGGCAGTGGGTGAAGAACTTATGGACCAGCAGGAGAACCTCCTAGCTGGTAAATATAAGAACGCTGAGGACCTTGAGTCTGCATACCTTGAGCTTCAACGAAAGCTGGGTGAAGGAGACGAGGAATCTGAAGGAGAGATGGAAGATGCAGAAGAGTTGGAATCAACTCCTGCTACTGACATGATCTCTGCTGCATCCGCAGAGTTTGCTGAAAATGGTGAGCTAACACCAGAGACACGTGATGCTCTGGCTGAAATGGATAGTGCTGAGCTTCTCGATGCATACATGTCCTTGGCACAACCACCTTCACCTGACCTGACTGATTCAGATGTATCCAGCCTGAAGGCTTCAGTTGGAGGAGAAGAGAGTTACAACCAGATCACTGGTTGGGCTGCTGAAGCTCTATCTGAAGTTGAGCTTGAAGCCTTTAACACCACAGTTGATAGTGGTTCGTTGGCACAGATCCAGATGGTTATGGCTGGCTTGCAAGCTCGCTACCAAGCGGAGAATGGATACGAAGGTACGCAACTACAAGGCAAAGCTCCAAGCAATTCACGTGACACGTTTCGCAGTCAGGCTGAGGTTGTTGAAGCAATCAATGACCCACGGTATGACCGTGACCCTGCATACAGGAACGACATCCTGATGAAGCTTGAACGATCTGACGTTGCATTCTGATGACAGTTATTAATGAAGACGGCGGTCGTACAAACATCTACGCAATTGAACCCCCTATCACACTTATTGACGTGCGCGATTTACACAACGAAAACGCTGAGAAGCTGAACGGTCGTCTAGCAATGCTAGGTGTCATGGCAGCACTAGGTGCTTATGCACTAACTGGTCAAATCATTCCTGGAGTTTGGTAATGCCACAAGGTAAAGGTACATACGGTACGAAGAAAGGTCGTCCTCCTAAGAAAGGTATGAAAGGTGGCAAAAAATGTTAGCCTCAAGATGGGAAAGCACAAGTCTCGTAAAGGCGGTCTAACCGCTGCGGGACGTGCAAAGTACAACAGAGCAACTGGGTCCAACCTGAAGGCTCCACAGCCTGGTGGTGGACCACGTAAGAAATCCTTTTGTGCTCGTATGTCGGGTAACAAAGGACCAATGAAAGATTCAAAGGGTCGTCCTACTAGGAAGGCTCTAGCCCTACGACGCTGGAAGTGTTAATCATGCCTGCTAAACGTGGCTTATACGCCAACATTCACGCGAAGAAAAAGAGGATCGCTGCTGGTAGTGGCGAGAAAATGAGAAAGCCTGGGTCTAAAGGAGCACCCACGGCTGCGAACTTCAAACGTTCAGCTAAAACTGCTAAGAAAAAATAGCTAAATAGATTTAATGGGAGGTGCAATTCCTCCCCTAGCTCTAGCCAGCCAAGGCTTAAAACTGGTCTTACTTAACTTACTTACCCAACCATGAACTCTTACTTAAATGACCGCTGTACTTACAAGACCACAACAACTAAATAACTGGGAAGCCTTTTGTAAATGGGTGACCTCTACTAACAACCGCCTGTATGTCGGTTGGTTTGGAATCCTCATGATTCCCACGCTGCTTGCAGCAACCATTTGTTTTGTTATCGCCTTCGTTGGCGCACCACCTGTTGACATTGATGGCATTCGTGAACCAGTCGCAGTATCGCTCCTCTACGGAAATAACATTATATCGGGAGCAGTTGTCCCGTCTTCAAATGCAATCGGCCTGCACTTCTATCCCATCTGGGAAGCAGCCAGTCTCGATGAATGGCTGTACAACGGTGGACCATTCCAGCTTGTTGTCTTCCACTTCCTTATCGGTATCTACGCTTACATG